CCATCTTTTTCTTCTACAGCAATCTGTTTGTCCATTTCATCAATGGTTTCATCAGACATTTGTAGAATGTTTCTTCTAACCCAATCAGCGGAGTAGTAACGACCAATATATGGGTCAACCACTTGCAACAGTTGTACTCTAGTTTGCAACAACTCTGCATCACGCATTTCGGTAAAGTTATTATCTTTCTTGTAATCATAATAGATTACTTCTCTGAATTCATCCCATTCGTCAGCAGTACAGATACCTTTCAGTACCAACTGTGTTCGCAAAGCATGGTCAAAGATTTGAGAGAATTTATTACGCAATCTAATAATAAACTTAGTGAACTTAACTTCATCACGGGTAACTTCTGTTGTACGACCAACACCAATCATACCACCTTGTTGTGGTTCTAAACGGCTGATAGGCACATTCAATGACTGAAGAAGTTTCTGTCTGAAATACTTAACATCTTCCAACTCACCAAGGTTTTGGCCAGCAGGTAGTGTAGTAATCTCTGTACCTTTACCACCTTCACGGCGAGGCAACCAGAAGTCTTCAAGCATAGACATGTGTTTACGGTCATCACGCAACTCACCAGTCTGAGCATCATACACCATCTTGTTACGATACTTAACCATAACATCACGCAAGTATTGTTCAGCCTTACCTTTTGGTAAGTTACCAACGTCAATGTAGAAAATGCGGCGTTCAGGTGCTCTTGAAATACGGTAAATAACAACCGCATCTTCAATCATACGCAACTGATTCAGAGGCTTAATAGCCTTATGTAAATAAGAAATCACAAATGTATTCTTAGCATCCATCAAACCAGAAGTCACATTTAGAATGGACTCAGGCGCAATACGAATACCTTGAGATACTTGTGCGCTATATTGTTGTGTCGTAGTACCCTTGTCATTATAGACATAGTATTCGGCAATAGACTTAATAATTTGAGTACCTGTTTTAGGGTCTCTATCTTTTTTAATCTCACGTACTTTACGAATCTTACGTGGATCAATATATCTTAACTCTTGGATACCTTGTTTAGGTTGACTCTCATCGACCACAACATGGTAATAAATTCTACCATCAATATACCAACGTTTGAACAAGTCATCAGAAAGGTTATTGAAGTTTAAAAGTTTAAGAACAGTATTGAATTCTTCAATAATCTTTTTCTTAATTGATTCTGGTTGCTTTAGTTTATCTAAAACAATGTCAACAGTACGACCAGTAACATCATGAGTGATAGCTTCATTGACGATATCATCAATGGCCATTTCTAACTCAGGGTGGTTTGCCATCTCACGATAGCGGGTAATTAGTTCCAGTTCATTACGAACTGCACCTTCTAAATCTACGTATGTTCCATAGTAAGCATTCTGGGTAATGGTAACTGCACCATCATCCATTGCACTTGTTGGAAGCGTAAAGGAAGCTTGTTCAGGTTTTTGTTCCTGAACAATGTCCTTTTCTCCGAGTGTAAACCCGAATAATTTTATTGCCATATTATATCCATTCTAAAAAATGGAAAAGGACCGAAGTCCTTCTCCTTAAATCACATTGTCTGATACTGATTCCCACCATTGATAGGTGAGAGACACGGAAAACTCCTCAATCGTATCATTAGAACCCCAATCAACATCGATTGGAGTAATGTCTGAAGGGAACAAGCCAATAAACTTGTACTTCTTCAGAGAGTCGCCTTTTTTACCATACTGTGTAACTGTACCATCTACAGTATAACCGCCTGGTGTCAAAGCAGCTGGGTTACGGACATTAGTACCATGTGAATTGATACCAGCCATCCAGCGTTCGAAAGCATTACGAATGACGAAATCTTCATCATTGATAATTGTGATTGTCCAATCTGCGAAAGTTCTGTTACCTACAAACTTCAACTCTCTACCAAAGTAATTCATAGGCACAACACCTAGCGTTGAGCCAGGCAATTGTGCTGATTTACACATGAAAGTTGTTTTTGCTTGTGCGTTTCCTGGAACAGAGAACGCAGGGAACGGCAACGAAACTTCAAATAAATTTGGACGGGCACCGTCTCCAGTTAACTGTGAGCGGAATTCGTTTACATTAAAAGCCATTTAATATTCTCCTGTTTCTCTATTTATTAGAAGCGGCCAACAACTTCTTCAAATGTAACGCCTGTGCGAACTGCAACAAAGTTAAGTTGAATAAAGTTAATTGAACGGGCAGGTTTAATATAGATATCGCCAACGAATTGGTTTGAATCAATTACGTTTGCTGTGTTATTTGTTTCATCACAAACAACACGGAAGTCAGTAATACCACGGCGACCCTGAATATCACGGAGGTATGGTTCAACCAAGTTTACAAACTGAGCTCTTGTGAATTGGTCGTTGAATTCGAACATTGAAGAACGAGCTGCACGAGCAATAGACTTTTCAAGCACAACGAACAAACGGCGAACATTGATTCGGTCAAATACTGATGGACGAGCCAACATTGTCTTGTCACCAAACAAGATAGTACCTTCACCTGGGAATGTAACAACTGGGTTAACGCCTTTAACATACAAGCTATCACGTTCAGCCTTAGTTGGATTCCATGCCAATTTGATAACGTTCTTAACGATACCACGGTTAACACCACCTGGAGAGAACCATGGGTCACGCTCTAGGTCTGTACGAGCACAGATACCTGCAATGTCACCATTCAATGGAACCCAGCGGTATACGTCATTGTACTTGTCGAATTGGTATTTGTAACCAGAGTCCATAACTGCATATGAAGTTGAAGTCAATGCATCACGGTAAGCAATTACTGAAGTCAATTCTGAACCAGCGTTATCTACAACAGAAGCTTTAGATGGTGACAAGAACACCAAGCAGTCTTTACGCACTTCAGCAAGACTTGAAATCAAGTATGCCTCAACAGTAGCATCAGCACTACCAGAAACAACTAATGAAATATCAACGGAATCTGGATTAACAAACAGTCCGTATGCAGTAATTGTACTAGCAGCAGTAATAGTACCATCAGCACCACCTGCAAGAGAAGCATAAACTGGGTTTCTTGTACCGTTTGCGGCATCAAATGTTGTGCCTGCAGCAGCGCTACCCCAACTTGAGTTACCAGAAATATGTGAAGTCCACCATACATAACGTGAACGGTCATTCAATGCGTTAACATAGTAGTTGGAAGAACCATCGTTTGTCTTAGCATCAGATGCTTTAGAAACAAAACCAAACTTCTCAAGGACTGTATTAGCAATACCATTAGAGAACTTACCATCTTCATCAACAACAATAACGTGCAATTCGTCATTAGAACCACCGGCTGCTGTAGCGTAGTCAGAAGTACCTGGTGCAACACCAAACTGGTCAGCATATTGCCATCTACGAAGAATAGCAGTATTAACGGCAACGTTAGCAGTCAAAGCAGATGCAACAACAATCGCAGTTGCATTAACAGAAGCAACACGAATATAAGATACTCCAGCATCAACTGAAATTTGGTCACCAGCTTGAACGTTTGCAGCTGCGTTAGCAGTACCATTAACATTAATAACAAATTGGTTATCAACCAAAGTGTTAAGAGCGTTAGCTCTCATAGAGTCTGTAACGGTCAAGTTAGAAGAAAATGCCGCAGGTGATGGGCAAATAGAAACACGAAGACTGTTACCAAATGCACCAGCATAACGTGCTGCTACTGGTCCAAGTGATGTGTTTGCTGTAGAATAATTGTCTGTATAATCGTCTTCATTTTTAATCAATACGCCAGCGCCGTTAGCAGAAGCGTTTAATGTACCAGTGCCAGAAGCACGGACAACTTTAAGATTATTAGAATATGCAAGAAAGTTTGCGGCTGAGAACCAGTTTTCATAATTTGTACTGTCTGGTTTACCAAATCGTTCAACGAGGCGAACCTCATCCGAAATGGTAACGACTTCACCGACTGGACCCCACGAAAACGGACCTGCAAATGCGCCAACTGATGTGGCTACTGATGGGACTACTGTTGTCAGGTCGATTTCTGACACATTTACCCCAGGTGATAGCTGAAATGCCATGGATTTCTCCTTTTTGTTATTGGGTCAATTGTATTTATATACTTAATGTAGTATTTAGTTTTTTAGAATCTTGAGGATAGATAGCCTTTTTCTGACCAAACATCTGCACCATCATGCACATATTCTTCTTTGCGACCATCATCAATAATTCCCACTGGTACCAAATCTTCTTCCACAAGCATATTTCTTTCCTCTAACATGTATCTACGGATATCAATGTTAGTGGCTTCTTTGAAATAATTTTGTGCAGCCAACCACGCAAATAGTACCAGCCCCATAGCCAAGTCATCATTATTGCCTTCTTCTGCCTCATAACTGTCTCGAACTCTGACAAAGGTATTAAGCTCTGCAATAGTATCAAAGTCATTGACAATCAGTTTGTCACCTTCAATTAAAGTCTTCAAGTTGGCACAACCAATTTTCTTAACTGTCTTGGTTGTTTTAATACCGAAAGAGGTTGAACGTTTAAATCCACCTGAAATTGCCTGCCCTTTGATGTGGTGGTGTTCTAGCTTATATATGTTCTCATACTCCAAATCGTAATGGAGAATGTCCACGACCTGCTGGCCCACGTTATTCGTTTCGATGAGAGCATATGCTTCATTATACTTCTTACATAGCGAATAAATGATAGTTGGAAAGAACAACAGAGGCAACTTGTTATTGCGGTATTTAGCAACCTGTTTATAAGGCACCTCAGTTACATCAATAATATTAATGGTAGAATAGTCTTGTTCAACACCCTCCGAACAGTCAACTGTACCGATGTACATTCGACCTGGTTTTGGTTGTACATATATGTCCAAACCTTCTTCTTGGTGAATAGGGTTAAAGAACGCCATAGAACGGAGTTTAGAACCAGAGATGAGAGTTGCAGATGAACCAATAAACTCTGTTTCAAACTCTTGTCTGAATTGTTCTTCAGAGGTGTTACGGACAGTTTCTTCTTTCCATGCCGCATCTCGGCCAGGTACTTGTGACCAATGGACTTCAAGTGGTTTGTAAGTTGAACGGCCTTCTTC